AGGTTATCTATATCTCTTGATGCAACAATTAAATCTCTAACTACTTGTGCTTGTGTCCCAATAAGAAATTTAGATTTAGACAACGCATTTTGTCTAATAAAATTAACAACTGCATCTGATTCAGAATCAAAATCATAACTGTATGGTGTTGTTTGTTTAACTGACCTTGTAAGTAATCTGTTTGCCCTTCTCATTATTTCTTCTTGTGTATCTTTACCAGCTTTGGCAATAGACTTTTTGTAAAAAGCAGTTAATGATTCTTCCATTACTTCAAGCCATTTCATTTCATCAAATGGATTTTTGTTAGGGTCATCTTTTAAATTAGCAACAATTTCTTTCTTTTGTTTGGCATATATTTTTTCAAATTCATTTTCAAGTTCATTTTGAAAGTTATCATACTTATCAAGAAATGACTTTGCTCTGTAGCTTTTATATTCTGTTGTAAAGTCATTCATTTCTTTTAAACGTTTTTGCCTTGTAACGCTTTCAGGCACAGATGCAAGTGGCATCATAAAGACATCACCATTTCTAACTGAGTCAAGCCCTACTAATGTTCTTGCTTCATTTCGTGTTATATATCCTGATTTAAAACCAGTATCTGCAACTGATAAATTACGTTGTACATCTTCAGGCACTGGTGAATCATAATCAAAATATAAATCTTCACCAAACATAGGAATAAATTGTTCATTTAATTTTGCCCTTATCCTGTGCAATCTTGGTTTTAATACCCATCTTGCAAACGTATATTCAGATGCTTCTGCATTTGCCCTGTTTACACTTTCACTTATTCCAAGTATATGCAGTGGCATACCATAAGCACCTAATATAACATCACGATTCATTAACCTTAATTGTTGAAATTGCATATCTCTTTGGTTTACAGTTTTGCCTTGCCATGTAGCACCACCTTCCAGTATTGCTACTTTATGACTTCTTGACACTCCTTGATGTTGTTCGTTCCATTGGTATCTCAATCTTTCATACTGCGAATCAGTAAGTGTGCCTTCAAAGTTTATAACACCTGAAGGTTCAGCACTGTTTTGAAAGAATGATTTGTTATATTGACTACTAAATTTCTCTGCTTCAATGTCTGACATAATAGAAGCTATTGGTGATTGACCCCTGTAAGGATTATTAGGATTAGGAAGTTTGATGTGTATAACTTCATCTTTTTCTAATGGAATCTTATCATGTCCATTTACATATACATATCCAGCAATATAATCTTTTGAATGTGGTACAACTTTCATTTTATTTGGATTTATAGCCCACAATTCTGCTGGACGTCCAATCCTGTCTTTTATAACAAGCCAAAATGCTTCACCAACCAAATCAATATATGTTTGTGTCTGTTCCATCATTTCAAGTCCTGTAGTATATTCATTAACAAAATCAAATAATTTTAATACTGGGTGACTTATAATTTCTTCTTTTTCTTTATTATTATTTACTTGGTACAATCTCCAATTAGTTTCTGCAACTGCACTGGCTATTCTTGATACACAAGCAAATACCCACCCTACCTGACCATAAGCAGAAACATAATCACTTGGTGAAACGTTTGACAACGTGCCACCTATTGTATAATTTTGAAACAGTGAATTATCTAATCCAGGTGCTTTTTCTTCTGTTTTTAAAAATGGATTAATTTTGTTATACCATGCCATATCTTACTCCTTATAGCCAACGTATTGATGGATTTCCTGAACCACTTAATTCAGTTAATGCCCAAACTAAAGCATCAAGCCTGTCAGGTGATGGGTCACCTGAATTTGCTTCCCAGTTACAAAGCTGGTTTTCTAATCTTTCAAGATTACCAATATGATGCACTTTGCCTTGTTCATAAAGTGATGCAATTGGTTCAGCCCTTGTACGCTTTCCCCTACTTGCATGAACTGATTTATATGGGACATTTTCTGATTGTGTACGCAGTGTATGTTCAACAAGTTGTCCACCATTGTTGACTTCTGCAATTATTTTGTCACATTGAAACTGATTGTAAAGCATTATTGCTTTTTCACTCCAGGCTGATGGTGTATATCTTGCACTGGAATCATTAAGAACATAAAACTTACCTTCTTTATCTTTACCAGCTACAATAATTCCTGTTTCATCACTTGTTTTCTTAGATGTCACTGCTGGGTCAATTGCCACAACAATCCTTTCCAAATCTTCAGGTGCATCAATCAATCTTCCTTCATCAAGCCATTCACGTTTCCACATAGCGTTGTCAGATTCTTCTAATATCTCTGCATATATTTCTTGCATACCCAACCTTGTATTTTTATATTTGGATAATATTGAATCAAAAAATTGTTGGTTCAAATTCTCCCTGTTATCATAACTTGTACCTTTTGTAAGTACAGTTGTTTTTGCATCTCTTAAATTTATAAGTAACTGCAATGGTTTGGGTGTAGTAGTTACACAAACCTGTGGTTTTTCACCCAGTCTTAAAGCAAACATAAGGTTGTCCCATGTTTCTTCAGGGTATTCCCAACTTGCCATCTCATCTGCCCATGCAGTGTCAAACTGACTACCACGCAATTGGTCAGGCTCGTATGATGAAAATGTTTGTGCTATTGCACCATTATCCCATGTTAATCTTCTTTTAGATGGTTCATAAGTTGGCATATTGTAAGGGGGACTGATGTTAAGCAATCCTGATTCACCTTCAATCATTACATCACGCACATCTGCTGGAGTCTTACCAATTAAAGCTATACGCTTTGACATTCCTGACTCCACACGTTCTCTAATCCATTCTGCACCTGTTCTTGTTTTACCAAAGCCACGTCCAGCAAGAATAAGCCAAGTTGTCCAGTTGCCATCAGGTGCAACTTGATTTGGACGTGCATTAAGTTCAGAACGCCAATCAAATAGCTTTTTAATTGCCTGTTCTTTAGTTAGATTCTGTACTTGTTTTATCAGTGTTTGTTCTGTTGTTTCTTGCAATGTATTTCTTTATTTTATCTTCTAATAAATCATTTGGACTTTCGTCCTTATCCCATACAACTGTCTGATTCCTGGCATCAATGTTAATATTATTTTTAGTTAAATCAGCACCCCATAATTCACGCAAGTCTTTTATTACCTTCCTGGAAAATTCTGCTGACTCCATATCTCCATCACCATCAAATGCCTTCTTGTAATACTTAGTTAAAAGCCTTTCCAGTCTTTCACTTTGTAACAATCTGACCTTTTGGGTGTTCTTATCCCACGCATCTTCAGTTTTTTCTAAACTTTCTTTAACATCTTTGCTTACCATTTGTGGTGTTATTTGTAAAAGTTCTGCAATTTTTACATTACTCCAACCAGCTAATTTGTAATCAATAACTTTATTTTGTCTAAATTTTTTTGCTAATGCTTGTTTTTTATTTGCCATTTTTATTTCATGTATTTATATTCATTAATAATTCTGCCTTTTTACCTGTGTACTCTTCCCACCTGGTAATAATTACATTACAATAATTAGTGTCTAACTCCATTCCATAACATATTCTGTTAGTTTTTTCACAAGCAATTAGTGTTGACCCTGAACCAAGAAACATATCTAAAATTATATTATTTCTTTTACTACTATTTTTAATTGCTCTTTCACCTAATATTATTGGTTTTTGTGTTGGGTGTAATTTATTTTTATTATCGTTTGGTAATTCCCAAACTGTTTTCTCATCAGTTTCCCCATACCATTTAATTGATTTTCCTTCTTTATGTCCATAAATACAAGGCTCGTAATTAGGAATGTATTGTGCCATAAAAGACCCTAATCCACTTTTTACTTTATACCAACAAATAATTGCTCTTACATTAATTCCTGTTTCTGAAAGTCCTTTAAAAGTTTCAACAGATTTTCCACTTGCATACCATATATAAAAAGGACAAGTATCTTTAGTAAATAATAAAGATGTTATAATGCTATTTTTAAATAAATTTGATAAATTGTCCCCTTCTAGCTTATCATTTTTAATTCCGTTTCTTTTTTCTTTATTATGCCCACCTTCATAATCTACTCCATAAGGTGGGTCAGTAAAAACCATATCAGCCTTTTTACCATTCATTAATTTTTCAACATCATTTTCTTTTGTGCTATCACCACACATTATTCTATGATTCCCCAGTTGCCATATATCACCAGGTTTAACTTTTGATTCTGTAACTTCAGGGATTTCATCATCTTCAATCAGCCCTTGTTTATCACCCAACATCTCTTGCTCAATTGTTTTCATATCTATATCAGGTAATACAATATTTTCTAAATCAGGGAAGTCAATATTATATGTTTCAATAAAATCTAAAAATCCTTCATTGGTTATAGATTGAAAATTACTATTAATGCCAAGTAATATACGTCCAGCTTCGTGTTCATCTTTAGCGTATATTTCAATAACTGGTATTTCAGGGATTTCATAACCTTCTGCATCAAGTTGTTTTAATACAAACAATCTTCCATGCCCATCTAAAATTTTTTTATTCCAAACAAACACTGGTGCAGTCCAGCCCAATTCAAGTATTTCTTTTTTAAGTTTGTTTGCGTTTTCTTGTGTAATAGTTTTGAGATTGCCCTGAAACTCTTCAAGGTCTTTATAAGGCATAGTTTTACTGCCCTTGCATTTAATCAAAATTTTCTTTTGTATATTAAGCAAAGAAATCCCACATATTGTATGGTATTATAATATACCACAACATATAGGGATTTTACAAACTATTAATTGTAAAAATATTTTTTTATCATTACTGGTGTAATTATTGGAAGGTATTTTTGTATCAGTTTATCTGCATGGCTATCACTAAGCAGATACCATTTGTTAATCTCTTTAGTATGGTCAGGTGTTTTGTTACCTATTGGAACATCTTCAAACATACCTAAAACATCATGCCCTTTGGGTCTGTCTTTATCTTTCAAATCTCTCCATTTTTGTGCAGAATCTTTATATATTCTCAACTTACCTGATTTGGAAAGGTCATATTGGTTTTTTAAATAAACATCAATGCCTTGTTTCATATCTAGTTCAGGATTAGTAATAATTATATTGTTTCCAAAACCATATTCACTTCCAGTATGTAATAACAATTGATATGCGTGTTGTTCCATTACAAAACCAGCCCACATTCTTGCAATCCTTCCATGCACTTCATCATCAGGAACGTTTTGTTCTTTAATCAGTGTTTCAAATTGCGTAAGAATTGTATTTTGAAATAAAGCAAGGGTAGGAATAACAGTGTCCTGTAACATTAATTTATCAAATGTATCTGCAACATATCCAAATTTGAAATCATGCTTTTTAGGGTGTCCAAAAGTCTGACTTATGTCAAACCTTTCATCATTTTTAAGAAGGTGTTCTATTTCTTTTAAATACATTTGTCAACTGTTAATAGAATACAGTGTAACATTATCTACTTCACCATAATTATTAACTGTTCTAATCAACTTGCCCCATCTTTGTCTATAACCAAGAAGGTTATTAATATTAGTACCCTTGTTGTCATAAATTGCTTCATCAAATAAAACAAAAGTCATTCCCTGAAACTGTATTAAATCACCTTCTTCCAGTGACACATGACCTACTTGAAGTTTATCCAACATTGGTCTTACTAAAGTATCTTTATAAAAATCATTTGTTTTTTTATTTGTTTCCCAAGCACACGCCCAATATTCTTCTTGCATAACATCTTGCACCCTACCAAGTGACATCTGCAAATCATCAACTCTAAATCTCATCTGCTCTGAACACAATTCACCTAACAACTCATGCGTTCTAAAAAATTGATTACCTTTGTCCCAGCCTATGTTTGCTAAAACATTAACATCTTCTCTCCACTTCCTTTCATCTCTAAACTTCTTCAGCTTGTAGAATACTTTAACATCTGCATTACCACGCTTCATAAGTGGACGCATAATTTCTGCATCATTGATTTCTCTGTAATAATAGCCGTCAGGCATTGATTGTGTAAACATTGCATTTCCCCTTGTGTTTTCAGGAAGGAACACAACTAAGTATGTTTAGATAATAAAGTCTATATGAAAACTAAGTTGATATTTGTTATTAACACAATAGGTGTATAATTGTGTAACTGCTTGGCTCACTATTGATAAACAATAGGTCATGGCACAAGCAATGCGTTACTATCAACTGGTGTCCCTTCCATTTATATATTATGTACACAAAGCATAAAGGTATATACAACCAATGTCAATGTCCATTTTGGTTTTTTTTAAAATTTATAAATACCTAATTGACGTATACATATTCATTATAAACGTAAATATGATACCCCCCCTGTATGCGTGTATATGCGTATATATAGGGTATACATGGTATTAGGCATATATAAGCATTATTATATGCGTATATTTATTGACGCATATCTTTGGGACGCTTTGGTTTTAATCCTGAATTTATTTTGCGTTGAATATAAGTTGGTTCTAAATTTACTACCTTGCACCAGTACCTACCTGTGTCACTGCGTAGCCAAGCAACGCCATGCTCAGCTATGCCACCACGAATCACTTCACCTACCAGCAGAATTATTTTATCCTGAACGTGTCTGTCACTTGCATCACCTATCAGGCTGGTGTCAGGGTGCAAGTCCTTCCATGTGGTATACCTAGATAGGCTTATCTTCTCATTAGGATAAGCATACTCTCCAGTAGATTTTTTGCGTTGTGCCTTTTGTGAATTATCATCATATATGCATTTTGTGCTTC